CAGTGCTGGCACCTTGCGCCACTTGTACAGGCTGGCTGGCGACACGCTATAAAGAGCCGCAGCCTTCTTTACTCCGAAGCGCGCGGCAGAGCGCAGGGCCTCAACGCGAAGCTGGTCCGTCAGGCCGTAGTCTGGGTGAAGCCCGGTCATTTCACACAACTCCCCTGCACCCACTGCTTGTCGGCGGCGATGCACTGTTCGTAGCGCACCTGACTTTTCTCCGTCTCATCGAAGATCACCTGACCCAGCCCGTAGATGAAGAACGCAAGGCAGGCGATGCCCGCCAGCGGCACGATGTTATCCCAGAAGTCTCTCATTTCCGCCCCCTGTTCCAAGCCAGCCGCGAGATCTTGTTCGCCAGATCGTCCAACTCCGCCACCGACATGTCGCGGCTGTCCAGCAATGCGGTGTAGATCGCATTGGTCAGCCGCTTTGATGGCAGGATTGCTGCGCCCTGTATGATCGCCGCCACCGCCTCGGACTGCACGTCACGCACGGGCATGGTCTTCGGTTCCTTGCGCCAGAACATCATGCGTCCTCCTCCGGCAAGTCGTAGCACACCAGCCGCACCACGCGGCCATCTGCGACCATCTCGGCCAGCGTGGCTGCCACGACGGCGTCACTCATGTTCAGATCCTCCGCAATTTCCTCAACCGTGGCACGGCCATCAGCTTGCAGGTTGCCCAAGATGAAGGCGGCCAGCGTATCATCCCGTGATACAGGCTCGGCTTCCAAGATGCTCACCGCCAGCCAAGGCGTGCGGTCTGGCCGGGTCATATTCGGCACGACGATGGCCTGCACCTTTTGGCCGACACGCACGCCCTTGTCGAGCATGACCTTCGACGGGATGAACACGTTTTCGTTGTCTGCCGTCAGCGCAAAGGCACTGCCCGTGGCGAGTTGGTTAGTTAGTAGGATTGTTTGCTGCATTGTTCTCTTCCAGTTGCTTGAGAGTTTGGATCGCGTCGTCCTGATAGTGGTACAAAATGCTAAGCTCTTCTGAGACCCAGCTAGGGCGAACGCCCTGGCCATAGGTCGCCAGCAGTCGATCAATCTGCCCCTGCTTGTGGGCGATGTAGTCGCGGAGTTTGTCTGCTTCGGTCATCACATGATCCCCAATCTATCCAGTGCAAAGTACGATTGCTTGTAGTGCTTTATGAGGCGATCAACGCGCTGGATCTTCTCATCAATCTGCGGGTTCGGCGGCGCTTCATCGAAATCGGTCAGCGTCTCCCGATAATCCCACAGCGCGGTCAGGACGATGTGTGTGTCCATTGCTCCAAGTCTGACAGCCATGTCACCACCCCATCCCGAGGCCAAACATGAAGCCAGCGTACAGCAGGCCGAAGATGCACAGGATGCCGATCAGGTCGGCGACGATGTCACGAATGCGGTATTTCATTTTTGTTTCTCCTATCAAAACGGCGGATCTTCGCCGGGGTAAGTTGGTTTCCACTGGGGCGGCGCGTAGGCTGCTGGATGTGGGGCTGGTTTCGGCGGGGCCTGCCGGGGGATGATCCCCAGCAGGTCGAGGTGGTCGGCGAGGGTCACAGCATAACAACAGTGATGCCGGGGAACATGTCGCGGTAGTAAGCGATCACGTCCTTCATTTCGGAAACGCTTTCAGCGCCTTCTGCGTCATAGGCGGCGTTGCCGTCAGGCTGGATCAAATACTTGCCGGGGTAGATGTGCGTCATGCCGCCGACTTCGGCGATCACAACGTCGCGTTTACCGCAGTAGATGGTGTCGGGGGCGATCATGGTCATCTGGGTCATCCTTGTTTGCTAGTTCGTATCCTCACAATACAGCCAGCGCCAAAACCTGCAAGCGAAAAATCGCCACTTGACTAAAATAATTTTCGCCGTCATATCTATGGGCAGAAAGGAGACCGCAATGAATTTACCAACGCACGCCCTGCTCGCGGCCTGGCTCACTGCCAGAGGCATGAAGGCAGGGGCTTTCGGGGCGCTGATCCCCGTCAGCAAGGACGTTATCAGCAAGATCATCAACGGCAAACGCGCGCCTAAGCCTCACGTCGCAGAGCGAATTGAGCGGCTTACAGGCGGCGATATTGCGGCAGACCAATGGGGCAAGGCATGAACAGGGACAAAATAAGCGCATCAGTTCTGCGAAGGTTTGTTTCGTATGACGCAGAATCAGGGGTTTTGACTTGGGTCGAAAGGACGCAAGATCTTTTTTCACACTGCAAAAATCCGGCGCATCAATGCCGGGCTTGGAATGCAAAGTATGCTGGAACCGTCGCGGATACACCAGACGGTCAAGGGTATGTTAGGCTTGACATACTTGGCCATAAAATGAGGGGCCACCGCATAGCTTGGGCCATGTTTTATGGCGTTTGGCCTGAGAACTTTATTGACCACATAAACGGCGTTCGGGGCGATAACCGCATTGCCAACCTAAGAGACATTCAAAAGGCTGAAAACCATAAGAATGCAAAACGCCCTGCCAATAATACAAGCGGACATGTGGGTGTCGGGTGGAACAAAATACTTCAAAAATGGGTAGCCAGTATAACGGTAAACCAAAAGAAAAGGCATCTTGGCGTGTTTGATAACATTGCCGATGCAGTCGCAGCACGCGCGACAGCAAATTCTGAACACAGCTTTCACATCAACCACGGGAGGGGCTAATGGACAGGTCTCAAATTCTTGATACGGCGAAGCAGTATGTCACTAAGGATCGGGCTGATACTCATGGGGATGCGGAGTCAAATTTTGGCCTTATAAGTTGCTATTGGTCAGCGCACCTGAACCGCAACATCCGCCCGCACGACGTGGCCGTGATGATGACGTTGATGAAGCTGGCGCGGGCCAAGTCGAACCCAAAGCACATCGACAACTGGATCGACGGCTGCGGGTATTTGGCACTGGGTGGTGAAGCCGCAGGGGAAGAAGTCTGATGGCGCTCTACATCGGGATCGACCCCGGCAAGACTGGCGCCATCGCGGTCATGGACGGTGACGACATGACCGTGCGCGTTTACGACATGCCCGGCACCATTGAAGAAAAGCGTGCGATCCTGTCCGAGATCGGCATCGTGCGATGCGCTTGGATCGAAAAGCCGTTTTTTCCAATGATGATCGGGACGGCCAACGTGGCCCGGATCGCGCAGGCATACGGCGAAATGAAGGCCTGTCTGTTCTACGCTGGTGTGCCGACGAATGAAGTCGCGCCAGCTGCGTGGAAAAAGCACTTCGGCCTGTCCGCAGACAAGGACGCATCCAGAGCATACGCATCAAGCGTGTTCCCGGATCAGTCTAATTTGTGGGCGCGCAAAAAAGATGACGGTCGGGCAGAGGCTGCCCTGATCGCTTATTACGGATGGAGGAAGAAATGATCCGCGACCTATCAAACGCAAACTACCACGCACACCCAGCGATCAGCAGCAGCGATGTCAAAGCCGTCGCTGGCAAGTCGCTGGCACACTGGAAAGGCAAGGTCTGGAAAGACAGCAGCGCCTTCGCCCTCGGCAGCGCAGTCCACGCCCTTGTGCTGGAGCCGGAAAAGAACCTCGTCCTGCGTGGCCCCGAAGATCGCCGTGGCGACAAGTGGAAGAAGGCCCAGCTTGCCGCCGATCTTGATGGCCAGATCCTGCTGACCGAAGGCGACTATGATCTGGCCGAGAAGATTGCGGCGCCGATCATCAGCCACGAAGTCGTCAAGGCCTGGATCGCAGACCCCAGCTTTGTGGCCGAGGCCAGCTTCTTCGCCACCGATCCGCAGACGGGCGTCAAGATCAAGTGCAGGCCTGACGGCTATCTGCCGGACGCCGGCATCGTGTTCGACATCAAGACAACCCGTGACGCCAGCCCCGACGGCTTCCCGCGCGAGATCCGCAACTATGGCTACGATCTTCAGGCGGCTCATTACTTGCGGTGTCTGCGCTCGGCAGGCTTCAATGCTCACACCTTCATCTTCGTCTGCGTTGAGAAGGAAGCACCCTACGCTGTCGGCCTGCACGCGCTGACGGATCGCTACCTCGCTGCCGCCGATCTGCGCGTCACCGACACCCTTGAAAAAATATCCAGAGCCGAAGCCGCAAACACCTTCACAACCGGCTGGCCCTTGATTAACCATGTCGATCTGCCGCGTTGGCAGACCGAAGAGCCTGAAGCCGACGTGTTCGACGAAACCGTTGACTTCTGATTACCAC